GGAGGTGCAGTGTATCTTACAACGTCTCTAATCACTTGGTTAAGGCTGGTAAAATATATTCATACGTGGCTATGCCTGAATCCACTGTGATTTTGGCTGCTCCGTCGTCACTGATGCGAACAGTTTTGTCTCCGGCAAGATTCATGATAGCAATAAACTGTGACACTGGCCACAACCATGGGCGTGTGAGTTTTCCTGACACCCCAGCCTGGAACACAAAGTCACCTGCGTGGGTGCTATGGTCGCCAAAGAAAAATTTCAAATCACCATTTTCTGTCTTGGCCATGAAGTTGGGTGTTTCTGCATTGGCTTGTGCCTGCATCTTCAATCGTTGAATAGCCGACACTGTGGGTTCAAATTCCACAGCCCAGGGCACTGGTTTCATTTTGAACTGTTTGAGTTGTTCTGCCACTACTTCTGCCACCATGAAACGATAGTCGTTCTTGAAGTCACCAGCCTTGTTTTTAAAGTGCAAGCCCACAGGCGAATCAACGTCATTGCGGTTTTGTCTAGTCACTGTGATTTCGGCATCTTCTCTGTACTCTTGCAAATTCAACAAGATTTTTAATTTGCTGAGATTAGGCATGCCAAACGTGCCAATAAATTCTGCAACAGGTGCGTGAAACTTGGCCTGTAATACCACACTTTTGTCTGTGGCAACTGCATCTAACTGTGTGTCTTTGTCAGTGCCTGTGATTTTGACCAAATCAATACAGCCAAGGTCATAGCTGTGTTCTACTAAATCTAATAAGTAATCTCTCATGTGTTTTTCCTTTTAAATATTTTCTACTCTGCCCAATGTTTGCCCACCCCTCAGACTGGATCTGGTTCCAGGTCGCCTGAGTTCCAACCAACTCACGTTGTTTTCTAAATCAAAACTTGCCGCAATTTTAAATCCAATCTTTGTACTGATTTCTTTGATTTGCTTGCCGGGTGTATAACAATAATACGAATTTTCAAAATTGTCAACCCCAATTGGCAAGTCGCAGTTGTTATAGGTAAAGATAGCCATGCCACCGGGTTGCAACAGTGAAAATATTTCTGTAAGATAGCGTTCAATCAGCGCCAGCGGTCTGAAATTAAAAAAATCCACTGCCACTATGACACCAAATTGTGCATGCGGCAGTTGATGAAAAATGCGTTTTTCATTTTCTTTCACTGTGTAATATCTCAATCTGCGTTGATATTCTGGTGTCCATTTACTTTTTACTACCTTGAATAGATCAGGATCAAGATCCACCAAGTACAGTGGATCACATGCAACCAATGATTCGGTAACTTCTGCCATGGCTGGTCTTATTTCCATGGCTGGCCATTGCCAACTAACATGGCTTCGAACTCTGTTGCAAAAGAAATCAAAGGTTTCTGGATCGTACAGTAATTTTTTGAAATTGCCACGATCCAAAATATAGTCAGCACTGTCATTGAGTGATTCTTGATACATGTCCATGCTTTTGGCATAGTATGGTTGTTCAACATCATGGACAAATTGATCTAGCTCGGTTTTGAATTTTTGTAAATCACCGTCGATGATTTTGAGAGTATCCAGCACTGATTTTTTATTGGCACTGACTTGAAGTTTGATATTGTCAAAATCAATGTTTTGTACAGACAAGTCAGTCTCCACACGTTGCAAGAGACTTTCAATTTCATCATTGATATGGTTCACGGACAGTCCGTCAACCATGTGTTTGTAAGTGATCAGTCGGCTGAGTTTCATTCAAATGTAAACAATGATTGGAAAGTGTTGGTGGTGTTGGTTTCACTAGGCAAATTCCAGCCCAGTACTCCCAACAAGTTTTCAATCTTTTGATCAACCACAGTGGCTTCCATTTCGCCATCATCAAATGGCAACTCTTTGAACCATTGCGGCAAATGCATTTCGTCTGTGGGATAACCAATAGATGTCCAACCCAATGCATTGCTTTTGAGTTTGCACACAATGGTCTTCATGCCATCCACAATCTGCAAGCTATAGTTGTCCGAGTTCATACGGCGCATGTTGTTCCAGTTCAAGGCCGCACGAACGTGTCCGGGCATGTTGGCTTTGCCTTCACGTTCTTCTTTTTTGCCGTACATGGTCAAGTTGTTCACCCGTTTAGGTGATCCTTTTTCCCAGCCCGGGCGCTCTTTGAATTCATACTTGAATGCACGGATTTTTTCCACTATTTGATCTTTGCCAGCACCAGTCAACACTTCATGCAATACCGCACTCAAAAAGTTCTGTATGACCACAGGAGTATCTGATCGTTTTAGATCCAGCCCCATGGCTTTGACCTTGCCGGGCTTGCCATCTGTGTCTTGACGCTTGCCTTCTTTGTCTATGATCATCACAGCATAACGCTTTTTGGTAATAAACAAGCCTTTTGATGCCACAATCTCTCGACCACCGCGAATTACTCCGCCCATCTCTCTAGGCACATGGAATGCCTGTTCCATGAAGCCAGGAAAACTTTGATTGACCTGGTCGGCAATTGAATCGTATAACGCAATGGCAGTTTCTTTTGACCATGTCATGTGTCCCTCTTCAACTTCTTTTTTCACTGCTGGCCACGCTGAAAAATAACAAGAGTCTGTGTCACCATAGATGATACTTTCGCCTACGTGATCATACTTGCCGGTAATACATTCGTTTACATACGCATCCATATGTTTAGCGATTGCACGTCCAGTAAGAGTTGTGGACTGACCAATACGCTTATCAAAGAACCTACAACCAGGATTGAGAATAGCACCATAGAGACTGTTGAGGTTAATCTTCTTGACCAACTGACGTTTATCCCAGTATTCTTCTTCATCTTTGTCGGTGCATTCCTTTAATTTTTTCTGCATGTCTTTGCGTTCTGCATACCAACGCTTGAGCAAGCCCGGAATAACAGCTTCTTTCTCATAGGTAAACACAGTGCCATTGGCAGTGATCATCCAAGGACGATTGCTATCAAACACAATTTTCCATATTTCAGCGGCTGAGTGTACAGATTCAGTTCCATCTTTCCAGTCAATGGTAATTTCTGTACCTGGCTGTTGATCCATAACCGCTGTATACTCCAATGAGCCAAACAAGCCTTCCCAGGCAGCGGCAAAACTGGACCCTGATGACATCTTGTCCTTGATGTAACGATCGGTCATTACAGGGCGCAGTTGTCCGACGATTGTTTCTTGTCCCATGTTAAGGGCTCTAATAGCCGAGGGATACAGCGAGTTGATGTCAATGGATGCAACGTATTCGTGGATGCCTTTTTTGGGATAAGCAACATAGGCACCTGCGGCTTGTGTGTCTTCATCTGTGAGTCTTTCTTTGCGATTGGGTACAACCAGACCACGTTCGTGGGCTTCATTGATAATGGCTTGCTCTGTGACTGCCACTGCTCCCATTGTTGTCTGTAACAACACTGTGTTTTCGTGCGCCAGGGTATTGGCCAGATCCAAGAACTTGAGCTTGGCATCCAGCTTGGCCAACAACATGGTGTCTTGTCTGTTGTATTCAATAAATGTTTTGAAGTTTTGGTTATACAGTTGATCCAGGGTGCCTTCAAACGCTGTCTTGCGCTCTTCAAGTTCGTATTCACCAATGGCATCCAGGCTATAACTGTGGCGCTCTTCATATGTGTATTTGCGATACAGTTGCATATAGTCCATGTGTACTCGACCAACTAGATCAAAAGTCAAGTTTTCGGCACCAAAGCGTTCAAATTTACGTTGCTTGGGATATTGATTCCACAAACACATACGTCGTGTGTCGTCTTTGCTGAGTACTCGGGTGATGCGATTGATGGTGTAAGGTATATCAAAGCCCTCTGAGTTCCATCCCGACAGTGCATCGGCATCCTCAATCAAGTCCAAGAACATGTTCAGCATGTCTGCTTCGTTGTTGAACAACATGCAGTTTTCAAACTCTGCGGCAATTTCTTCAGCAGTGGCTTGACTCATTGATTTGGGAGGTATAACCAAGGTGACCATTTGTTCCAACCAGCCCAAGTACACAGAAATAGCTGTGATTGGATTGAATGGATCTTCGGGTCGACTGAATCCACGTTCAGGATCAAAGTCTACCTCAATGTCAAAGAATGCTGTGTGTAGTCGAGGACCGTCTTGACCTTTGTAGTTTTCTTCTAGGCAACGAAAGATAGGGTTGATATCTGATTCGTACAACTGCTTGCCTGATTGAATACGTATTTCTTTGCGGAACTCTTTGTTGTTGCGTGTTGAGAATCTGCTGACAGGTGTTCCATAGATTGATTGGAACTTGCCTCGTGGATCATCGTAATAAAAAACATAGTTGGCCGGATATTCGCGATATTCTCTGCGTCCATCCTGGCGCTCAACTACATGTATGCGATCGTGTTCACGATCAAATAGTGCGTCAATATAACTCATGTATCTCCGTTTGTGGCCGGTCAGCCGTTCTACATGCCCGTGTCGTGGGCGATTCGTGGTCGGTGTTACAAGTAGTTATAATGTTTTACCAACAGTGGTCAAAATTGTTTCCAACAGTGCATGATCTTGTTGTTCGCGACCAAATTCTGCTTTGTGAGCCAGTCTAATAGCTTTTTTGAGCACACCTGGTTTGATTTCCATTTCTTCTGCTATGGCTTTGATAGTGTCTGACAAGCCACCATTGAGTGTTTCGATTTCATGCATGACCTGCATGCCTTCATTGATGATCTGTGTGAGTTTGGCTTTTTGTTCGGTGTTGAAAGTTTTGTCCATTTAAATATCTCCTTGTTGAGCTATTATACGACACAACAGTCAAGAAGTCAAACAAATTTGGTAAAGTGCTCACTTTTGACCTAGGGGTAGCGAATCCGTCAGTCAAGCCAGCAGCCGGCTACATAACCTCTAACGGTCCTGAGGTATGTTTGGTGTCCTCGCAGGAGGATATCGGGTAGCACTGGGTTGATCTGCTTTGTATTGATAGTTACAGGCAGGGTTCAACCAGGCGGTGAGTCGGTCTTCTATAGCTTTGAGTTCTGCCTTTAACTGTGCTTGGTCGCCATGTTGTGCCACAGTGGTTATAGGGTAAAATCTCAACTGTACATCTTTCAAATCATCTATGCCATATCCAGCCGCGGCAAACCGATCAGCAAACTGTTTCCAGTTTTGCATCTGTGCCGCTGAAGTGCATTGATCTAACAGTTTTTGTATGTGCTTGTGCCAACGTGCTGTGAAGTTATCAGCGGCCGCAATGCCCACATAGAAGTAGCCCCAGTCGGGATGTTTCCAAACATAGATACCTGACTTGCGTGTTTCTGCTGGACGATCGTTGCGCAGACGTATGGTCAGTCCTGGACGACCTTCGCGCTGTTTGACCAAACTATAGATATCGTAG